GGAGGTTTTCAGCTACGCTTTTCACCGGTGGGGGCCCGCAAGCCCTCACGACTGCGCATCGCAGTCGACGCCACGTTCATTGGCGTTCCCAGATCGACGTTGGGGGAGAAATCCCTCCGATAAAAGTGCCGAAGCGCCCGTAACCAGGACCCTTAAATGTGTAACTCAAATGCAGAGATGCTTGTGCCCCGTGGGCCTTGAGACACCGGGGTCAGAGTCTAACGAGCTCTGACGATGGCGAGAAACCATCGGCGACGCGATAATACTGATACAGATTGTCACATACGACATCTGATTCCTTCGAGGATTGGCCTGGCAGTGCGCTTTAAATGCAGCGTTCTTTAACCAGCCACCTCGTCTTAATCTCAGCGCGCGCCAGCTACCCTCCCCTTGAGCCAGGGAGGATGCTTTGTGGACGGATACGATTTGACAGCACTTAGGAAGCACCGAAATCTGAATAGGATAATAATGAACTCGGGGGGTCCTCGCGCACCTACCCCCTTAAAACCCGCGCTATATGGTTGTAACACAACCGACAACCCCCATATGTTTCTTCAAGGAAGAATCGGAAACATTAAGGCTCAAAACTCTTCTCGGAGTATAAGCGAGACCAAGAAGCCGGAAACGAAGAAGGCCACCGCGGCGAAGCCAGCGTCTAGCGCCCTTGGCAAAAACCGCGTGGACCATGTCCGTTACCGGCCTAAGCCATCGTCGGCGCCCGGCCACGTCGAAAAGTGGAGAGGGCCAGCCACCGAAAGGGGATGGCATGATCACGTCAACCCGTTGAAGCTCTCGAAGAAGGGGCGCGACCTCATCGACGATTTTGCCAAAGGCGCGCGGAGTTTTCGCGAACACCGGAAACCGCGCGCGAGCCAGCCAGAGAGAGCTGCGTCAGCCAAGCGGCCCGCATCCGCCACCGCGCGAGCACTCAAGAAGAAGTGGGCATCAGTGACCAAGCGCTCCGGGGCCGTGGCAGAATTACACCGGGAGGGATCATACGTGGCGCCGGCAAGCAACAACACGCACGTCGCCGAACTTCTCAGGTCGCACCCTCTCGCCGGGAGGGAGAGTTCCATTCCGGCGGCCATGAAGAGCCTCCGGGGCGGGGAATCCATCCACATGGCCGAGGCGCCCCTCGCGGTTGGTGGCACGTTCCACACGACCTTAGGAATGGGGTCCAACGGGTCCGACATCGAGATCGGTCGGTCCGAATACACCCCCATCTCAATCGGGGATGCCGCAGCGTTCAATTGCTCCACGTTCTACTGGAAGCCGGGGGGCGGACTGACATCGTGGCTCGGCGATCTATCGACATTATTCTCCAACGGACGGACCGGGGGAGTCACGATCACGTATGTGCCCGCGTCGAGCGCGTCAAGCATGGCGAAAGTCGTCTTCGGCTGGATGCCCGACCCCCAAGACCCGACGCCAGCGAGCATCACCATTGCAGCGGCGTACAAGCACTCAGTACTGACCTCGGCGTGGCGCAGCGCTAGCGTCCACATCACGGCGAAGCAATTCGCCGAGTCAGGCGTCGCTCGATTCGTCGACTCAACCGACTCTTACATGGCATCCGCGGGCCAGTTCTTCTTCGCCACCCAGGACGGCACTGCCACCAGCAATGACATGGGCTACTTCTTGATTCATTACGACTACGCGTTCCAGAACCCGGAGCACGATTCGCATGCGACGCTGTACGCGCACATCCATTCCACAGATGCGGGTGCGACCGACGAGACCGATTTCTTCGCCAACTCGACCTTGACGTCGTACAGCAACTTCAATCAGCGCGGGTTCACCACCGATACCGCCGGGACCATAACGGCTCCGGGCGGGTTCGTCGGGTCTCTCCGCGTGACACTCAACGCGTGCCACGCGATTAGCGTCGCTGGCTCCAGCGGATTCACCGTGGGCGGTTCAGGCGGGTCTCTCCACGCGTACTTCCGCGCAAAAGACAACGCGTTGGCGACGCAACCGTACTCCGAGACGTCTGGTGCCGCAGGCACCACGAACGCCAAGTCGTACATGAGGAGCTGCGACTGGCACGTCAACAACGTGCTACACAGCGACCCCGCCACCCTGACGATCCCAGGCCTCACCCCCGGGAACGCCACCAAGATTTGGTTCGACCTAACGCTGATGGCGATCCCTCGTGGTCACGTGGACTACGTGCCGCTCGGAGTCCAGCCAGAGGAGGTCCGGGAGTACGGGCGTGCGGTGTGCGACGCAGCGTTGGGTCGCAAGCCGACGCAAAAGGTGCAACCCAAGAATTTCGAGCGGTACGCCACGCTCATCGATGACGACTCATCCCTAGCCCTCATCACGGCCGCGATGGATGAAGTGGAAGCCGAGAACAAGCGTCAGGCAGACCAAGTCGTCTCCGCTGAAATAGCGAACCTCAAGACAACCGACATCGTGAA